GGTATCTACAAAGAAGCGATAGTGCTTCAATTTAATTATTTAGGAGATAATCAATATGTCTACAAGATGTTTAATAGCGTACCAAAAACCAAACGGTGAAGTTGAATCGGTTTATTGTCACTTTGACGGTTACATTTCCGGTGTCGGTAAAATACTAGTTGAGCAGTACGGTGACGAAAGAAAGATACAGAAATTAATAAGTGGTGGAGACTTCAGAAGTCTACAAGAAAATATTTCTGATATTGAATACTATGATGATGCCTCTACTGTAAGCAGAAATGAATACTGCTTTGTTAGTGATGCAGACCCACAGTACCACGAATATTTATACAAGTTTGTTTCTAACGATAGCAAGTTTGCTAACTCCGGCTATTGGCAATTTTCACAAGCAAAGAGAATAGAAGTCGAAGACGGATATAAAAACTTTGCTTATTACTATACTGAGTTTGTGAGGTGTCCATAATGGCAGAGTTTGAACACTTATACGGTGATATGGATATGTATTTTGAAGAGTTAGAATACGTAAGACTTTCGGGAATAATAAATATGTTTGCCGCACCGTCTTGGTTAAGAAAAAGATTTGATCTCAACGAAGCTGAATCTGTATACGTATTTAAAGCTTGGACGACAACATATAAATAAAACTACTGATGTGCTAGTGAGATTCTAGCGAAACGAATTAAATAGATTTATAGTCTAGCCCGAAAGGGTTTCGTCTAGTTGTTGGACGTTTGTATATTGAACGTTCAATATTTGTTTCAATATAGGAGAGCAATTATGCAAACATATATAA